AAGTTCCTTTTGGACTTTGGTCATTATCATAACCAGTTTCTTTTGGCAACAGTGTTGGAAGATTCATATAAACGTAACTGCTGTTAACAGCTTCACCAGGACCATAATCTAGAGAGAACGTTCCTGTACCTGGATTATAAGGCACTGTAACAGTCTGCCAAGAGGTTGTAACACCAGTATCAATACCAACAGAATCACCAACTTGCAAAGCGACCAAAGCGCTAAGCATTTCTGTCGTAGGATCCACAACAACAACAGTTTGATCCGTATTCCATGTTATAGAAATAACATCTCCAGGCACGTTAAATTGTGTAGAAACACCTCGAATTTCTGGTGCATAGTTGAAAATTGCTTGTCCATTACCACGAACAATTATTAAACCATCATCAATTGAATCACCACTACCCAATGCAGTTTCTTCATCGTTTGTATCAGCACGATTGAAATAAATTGCTGTGTTGATTTCACGGCGGATGTAACTGAAAGCACCAGTTGCATTGTTGTTGCCTGAATCCCATGTCAATACACGAATTGCATAATACTTATCGTTTAATGTATCATGCATAATCCAGTTATGTTTTACGATAGCCCAACCACCGCCTGACCAAGAATAAGCTAAATCTTGGTAATAACGACTTGTTGTGTTTGATAAATCTTCCCAACCATCTGTGTTCCATTGTGTGCCATATGGTGTTGATAGTTCATATCCATTATTATTAAATGGCTCACCGTCATTATCTGGATTTGGCGCAGCATTATACAAACTGCCGCCATCAGCTCTGGCAAGCCACAGGTTGGCAGCAATTTTGTCTACAGCTTCTGGTGTTTCATCTGGTCTTTCAAAGTAAACCCAAGGTCCAATGAAAAGGCTTTCTAAAGGACTAGATTCGGTGATTGAGTGACCACCTGGAGTTTCACCGTCACCGATTCTCAAAGCGCCAGATTCGGAATCAAAAAACACTTCACCTGGTCTTCCAATAAATGTTTCTGCTTGGCGACCACCAAGTTGTTCTGTTAAGATTCTGTTTACTACGTTTGCCATGTTTTTCCTTTTATATTTTTGTTAATATCTCTGCAATATTTACATCAAGTGGAATTTCTGCCACATTGATATTCTTACCATTTATACCATAGATGAAGTCTGGTGCAATATCCAAATAAGATAAAAAAGTTTTCAATATATCATAATCACGTTCATCTATCTTATAGAACAATATTCTTGATGTTGCTTCAGGACCAAAAACATTATTCAATAATATAATATGGTTCAATATCAAGCGTTCCTTAAGTGATTTTGTCACTTTGTATCTTCTGAATAATCTCTTTAGATACTTGGTTCGCTTGATATCTCCCTCAAATTCGGACATAAGACAATGTGGTGAATTATAACATTTCACCGCATACATCATAAAATTATCTTCATTCAAATCATCAAACATAATGAAATAAATTAACCCATATTAAGGATTAGCTGTGTTAGCAATTGCTCCGGCATCACCGTCACCAGTTACTTGACTTAGTGCAACCAATACTTCATATTGGGTGCGACCAGCACGGCCACCTTGGCCGGTAGTTTTCATTACCCAACCTGTATGTGCAACAGCGTGTTGTTGTTCATTATTTGCTTGTTCTGTTTTATCGATAGCAAATAAACCAATCGTTTCACGTGATGTGTATACGTTTGCAGATGTATTTGCATATAATAAAGCTACGTTTGCTGCTGTAGGTGCAGCTGCAACAGATTTAGCGTCTGCTGCATTTACAATTGCAGAATTAACAGCCCAATATGGTGCGTTAGCTGCGTTATCGTTATTTCCCCAAGATGACATTTTTATTCTCCTTTTAACCGTGGGTTATCTTACTATTTATCTTAACGTGTTTTGCCTTTTTTCATCATAGGATCGATTTCAATCGTATCCCTTTTTTCACCAGTCATGGTGGTTCCACCGGTCAAAACAGCTGCAGCTTTTGGTTCTTCTTTCACTCCCTGTTTTTTATAGATGGATTTAATGATTCTTGCAGATTTTGACATTTGAATTAGTTGTTTTTTCTTCTTTTTAGGTGCAACATCATCTGGACTATTGGCGCCATCAAAAGGTTGTGCATCAGCTGCTTTTGGATCCATACTTTCTTTGTTCAAAGACTTTTTGATACTAGCAGTTGTTTTTTCAATCTGTTTACCTGTGGCTTTCATATGACCCAATAAACGGTCATTAGACTTTTTATAATTACCTTTTGCAGCCAAGTCAGTTGCAGACTTCATTGCACCAGTTTTATAACGGTCCAATAATTCAGAAGAAACTTCATTAACAACTTCACCATCAACTTCAACATGGTCACGAACATGGCCGATGCCACGTTTCTTTTCTTGGTCTTTATAGTCTTGTGCAGCACCACTCATCATTTTATCAACGTGTGCTTTGTATGCATCCGGATTACGTTTGAAGTGTTGGTCTTTTGCCTTCATAAACACTTTATGTGCTTTTGTAGATTGTGAAACCATATTCTTTTTCTTTTCAGGATCAGTTTCACTTCTAGACTTATAGTATAAATCGTGACTGTGCTTTAACAACTTGTCTGCACGTGGTCCATATTCCGATTCACCTAAAGCCTCTGCTTCCTCTTTGATGATTCGACCATATTGATCCATGGTCAATGTCCCTTTTCCACGCATAGAAATCAAACGTTCCACCATCTTATGCAACAAAATATCAGACTTCAAATCTTCACGTGCAAATTCCAACACACGGATCAATAAAGGAATATCAAATGTAACTGTATCTTTTTTATCAACAGCTTCACCTAGATGGTCTCTTTTCCATTTTAGAAACTGTCCCATCTTTGAGTGTGCAACCTTTTGGTCTTTAGTAACGTGTTTAGGATTGATACCTCTTGAAACAAGATATTGATCCAAAGCAGCATCTTCCGCAATGTTTGCTTTTGCGGACCATGGATCTTTTGGGTCTGTTCCGAACGTTGGTTTTTCACCAACGTTTTTCTTGACAACTGATTTTAATGTTTCTGCTTTGCTCATTATTGTGCCTTATTTTTTCTGCATCATTTCTTTTTGAACTCTACTTAAAGATTTTTTAGCCAAATATCTTGCGTGATTTAATGGTTTCAAATCGTGTGTATCGTTGATACTAGAGACAAAAGGTCCGTCTTCCTGACTGGTTGGTCCTTTTGCCTCATTTACTTTTTTTCGTCTGTATCCTTTTCAGGCTCATCTTTCTGTTTAGAACCACCGTAACGAGAACCTTGTTTTACACCAGAACCACCGTTTGGTTGAGGCTTGTTACGTTCTTTAACAGCCTTCATCATATCATCCCAACCTTCTCTGAACTGTTTTAGTGATTTTGCCATAACTTCTGTCTCCTCATTTTTGGTAGTTCCATCAGCCTTCTTATGAGACTTATAACCTTTGTTCTTCATAGACCATGCAAGTGCCCAAGGATTATCAATGTCTTTGTGTTTCTTCATTGCCTTAACTGTACCTTCAAATCCTGGAGGTGCTTTTTCATCTAATTCAATTTCTTCCTTAGTCAGACGTTCAACAGCTTTGCCGATTCCAGCATTTCGTTTGGAAGCGTGGTTCAAGAACTTATTAGAAAGGCGTGTGTTGATATCTTTTGTATTTGGTTTCTTTGCACTTTTTGCATCACGTTCAAAGTCTTTTGAAAGACTTCTGGAAGCTGCCATATCTCTTGCGGCACCCTTTACATAAGAACCAAGTGTACCTTTTGACAACTCATCAATCTGTTCAACTTCTTCTTTTTTGATTTCTTTTTTCTCACCTCTAAGAATTTTGAAATCTTCTTTATCAATTCTGTTGTTGTGATTTTTATCAATAGAACCTTGATTACCCTTTAGTGCTTCTTGTTGTAGAATTTCTTCTACTGCACTAGCTAGTGAATCTTTTTTATTTAAGTTAATCATCTTACGCTCCTTTAATATTTTTTGCGGCTGCAGCAAATGTTTCGCCTTTGGCTTGTGCAGCACCGCCGTGGCCAAATTGTTTTTCTTTATCAGCTTGGTCACCATATTCTTTTGCTTTGTCCATCAAATGTGCCTTTTGGCGTTTGATTTCTTGAGCATCGTGGTGTGCTGTTTCTGGTGTGGTTTCTTTAATAAATTCGGTAAATTTTTTCATCTCTTTTTCTTCTTTAAAAAACTTGAACCAAATTTGTCTTTTGGATTTTCCATTGGTTCTTTATTTGTAGAACCACCTAAAACACCAGCAACACCCATATCATTATCAACCGATTCTCTATATGTCACATCGCCAAGACCAGACATAGGGTATACTGTTCCCTGTTGGCGAGTATCAAATTCTGGACCAACTGTTGTTATATTTCTCATACGTTGATTAACAGTTGGTGAATCAGTAAATCTATTTTTCTTTACTTTTTCTTTGTCTTTGTTGAAGTTGCTTTCTTTTGGGATGGGGCTGACTTTGAGCGTTTCTTCGGTGTAGGTTCTGAAGGTGTAACTTCCACGCTTGAGGTTCCTGTCCCAGCGGATATCGTCAGACTTGGGCTCTCCTGCACGATTGTCTGGCGTGATATCTCCTGGACCTTCTGCTCTTGGGCTTGTTCCACTGGAGAGGGTTGGGGCGCTTGGACGCTTGGCTTTGTAACTTTCAAAAAATCTAGAAGTTTTCTTAACATTGTCATTTTCCTTAAATAATGTTGATATATTGATTTTACCACGGGATTCTAACCAAGAGAACGCAATATCATTGTAATTTTTGTTCTCAATGAACCTATTTATTTTTTCGTAGGTATCACTAATATCCTCTTGTATTTCTTCAAAACTTGAACTGTTATTAAAACTCATAAACTTTGAAAAGTTTTGACGATATGCTTCTTTGGATGATTGTGCTAGTTGCCATTTATCAAATCTAACTGATTCGGAAATAGATTTAGACAATCTTTCATTTCTTTCCTTACTTGCTTGATTTGTGGTATCAACAAATACTATGATGGTATCATAACCAAATTCTTCTAATTCTTCTTTGATTGTGATTATTCTTGTGTGGTCATCAGCAGGTCCATTAATGATTAAAGGACCACGGTTACGAATCGCTTCTCTACGATAATCATTGGTCTTTTCAGACAACTTTTGTTTGTCCATCAAAAGGTCAAATGCTTGCACAGAATTCAATTCTACCGCTTTACATTCAGCAATTGCTTCACGTATGATGATATCTTTACCGGAACCAGGACCACCAGTTACAAAGATGGCTTTAAACAATCCACGATTCACATCTTCGTTTAGTCCCATTCCTTTACGAACATCACGAAACAACTCTTTTGCGTGTTTTTCTGGCACATGAGAGGGAATACCTTGTCTAAAGGAATTAAAATCCCCATTCTTTGCGTGTTCACGCATTTTTGATGCTGACATACCCTCTGCACCTTCTGCATCAGGATCACGTTGTCCGGCAGACTTGACTTCAATCTTTTTAAAATTGAATAACTTACCTGGACCTTCACCATTATATTGGTGTAGTTTTTGTTCATATTCAGGTATACGGTCTGAACCTGCAACCATAATCAAATGGTCGTGGCCAGCAGCATGTAGTGCAGCTGCCTGTTGCAGAAATGTTGGTTTTTCTTTAGATGATGCTGTGATATTTACACCAGGGAAAAATCTTTTTGCATGTTTCAATTTTGTTGCAACATCTAATGGATTCTTTTTTGCATCAACAGAATGTGAAATAATTACATGGTGTGTTGCATGATAGTCTTTTGCCAACTGCTTAACTTTATCAATTACTTTATCATGGCCAATTGTTGGTGGATTCATGCGACCAAATGCCATAACAACCGGATTATGGGTTGCCGCATCTTCTTGTAATTTTTCTAAAAACTTTTTCATATGTTTCTTATTCCAGCAAAATTTCTACGGGAGAATTCAGCACGATTAACAAATTTATCACTTTCTTTACCGTGATGGAAAACATATCCTTCAGGATTCGCAGATTCGCCGCCGTGTGTGTGTTGAAATTCTTGATGTTGATTCATAACACCAATTAAAGTGTCTTTGGCCTTTTGTAAATGACCATGCATCTTAAACAGATTGTTATAATGTTTTTTATTACGATTTATTTTATCCAATTCAGATTTAAGTTCCGTTTGTTTAGCGGTCCTATTTTTTTCTGTTTTTAACTTTTCAATTTCTTTATTCTTTTTGGTTTCCAACCAATTACTAAAATTTTTATGATTGGCTTCTTCACCAGTTCTTACAGTGTGGTTCATGTATGTTTCTAAAGCACTACCAACACCTTGATGAGCGCTTGTGCCAGCATACATATCATCACCATGAGTATCATGCATAGCTTGTGCAGCTGCAAGATGACCCCTGAATTTCTTTTCTTCAGCTGGACTGAAATGAACTTTAGATGTATCCATTCTAGGATCAACAGAGAAAACATCAGGATGTTTGTTGAAGTTTTCATGGTCAACTTCATGTGATGCATTTAAACTTGATGCATCTTTGCCATGATATGATAAGTGTGTTACAACACCAATCTTTGCTTTCTTAACTGCGGCCTCATGTGTTCCGTGTGCAGTATATGTTAAACCTGATGGATTAGGATGGAAAGATGTTCCACCACCTTTTTCAGATTTCTTATCTTCTTTGTCTGTTCCAAACATCATGTCACCTTGGTAAACACCTTTTTCTGGTGCAACCTTAGGCAAATATTTTAGTGCGTCTTTTAGTTTAGCTGCAAGACCTGGTGCGTGACCGTGGTTTGCATCAACATCTTTTGGTGTGTAGTTAATCTTTGGTGTTTTGTTAAAAGCAGACTTCGATGCAACGAAAAATTTACCTGTCTTTGGATGATGTCCATAAACAAGTGCTGGTGAACCATCATATTTTGTGGTTAATTCGGAAGTCTTTTTACCTTGCTTGATGTGTTCTGCTGCAGCAGCCAAAGAACTGATAGCGTGTTGAGCACCTTTTTCACCAGTCTGGAGAGGACGGTCTTCCACGTGCGTCAGGTGTTTAATTTGACGGCTAGCGCCTTCTTCAGGATCTTCTTGTTCTGTTAGAAAAGTTTTGAATGATAACATTGTCTACCTATTGAAATACAACACACTTTGGTTGTCCGTAGGGTTATTTATAATGGATTATATCACATATCCATCAAATTGTCAAATATTGGCTTCGATATATAGCGAACTAAATTAGTCAAATTTCCATTCGCCGGTGCTGGCAACCTGTCCTCGGCAATGAACTTTGTCAAATTCTACTACTAAATTCTTATCGATAATTGTGAAATATGCGTGTTCCAGGTCGAGAGGACCCAATAAAGGAAAGACTTTTTCTAGTGCCTGTATGTGTGTGTCAATCAAAGAGACGGATAGTGACCACAGACGAGTATCAAAAACATGGGTTGCATCATGTATAGGTGTACTCATCCACGTAGGTATACGTTTCTTGAATACATATTTACCATCTAGGCCTTCATATTCTTTCATATTGAAACCATCATCCAGTTGCAGGCGACCGGTTATCTTAAAGATTCTGTCAACACCTTCCAATAATTGTGGATTTTCTTTCAGGTAATTCAATACAACATGCATCATTGCACATTCACCTTGACTTTTCATTCCGTTTTTGGTGAAGTATAGTAGAAAATCAACTTGATTCAGGTTTAAGAATAGGTCTACCTTGGAAATCAATTCATCATATCCTATGAGTGGTTCTATTGATATATCAGACAATATAATAAATGAATCGGGTGATTTATTCCTAATGGAATCAACGGTTTCTAATGTTTGTTTCAACCGTTCTTTTGGACTGAATACACCAATTGCAGGCCGCAAACATGAAGTTATGATAAAAATGGTTTTCATTTGTACCAATACCAAACATCACATTCAGTTGTAAGAACCTTGTCAGTTTTCGTTGGTGCAAATTCTTTAACGGCACGATTAACACCAGGAATAACTTCGTAATCGTGTCCAGAAAAGATACCACCTTTTTTTACTTTAGAATAATAATTGTGACAATCTTTTGTAAGTTGTTCGTAAGTATGTAATCCATCAATAAAAATGAAGTCGAATTCTTCATCTTCAAAACGGTCAAACACATTATCAGAAAAATCTCTAATCAAAACGAATCTGTCACCATAAACAGTCATCTCTTTTGTAACACGTTCAAAGAATTCTTGTCGGTCATTCAATACATTACCGTTCCAATCCGTATATGCAACATATGGATCGATAGAAATTAATGTCAATTCTGGATTGGTGTCTAAGAGAAATTTGGAGGTGTGTGCTTCTGAACAACCAATTTCCAAACCTTTTTTCATACCTTTAGTCAATTCACCTAATCCATAACCAGAACATTTAACTGGCGCTCTTTGTATACCAAACGCTTGTGTTTCGGTGTTAAATTTAATTACATCACTCATTATACTTCCTTGTTAAAATCACTAAAAATTACAAATGGATCCAATCCAAGTTGATGGTCTGGAATCTTATGTAGTTCAAATAAATCTGGTTGTTTTATCGTTGACATTAACATAAGTGTTTGGTCATCATCAACCATACCATTTTGTCCCAATTCAATCAAACTATCTTTCATAAGAGTTTCAAATTTTGGCCATGCAGATTTGCCACCAACAATTTTAGCTCCAAGAATATACACATCATTTGTTGATATGATTCTTTGAATAGGTGCACCATCATAGTCTTTATAATTAAATAGATGCATTTTCTCAATATCAAAATCATATGACCATCTTTTACTTTCTGGAACTTTATCTGCTGTTCGACAATAACCGAAATCAAGCCAAGCAACCAAATCTGTATCGACCATATTGTATTTGATTGCCAAATTAACAAATACGGACTTTAGAAAATTAACAACAACATAATGCGGATTCCAATATTCAGGATTCAATCGTTGTGACGGATGAATCATACTCTGATAATTTTCACTTTTCTGTATGTTGTGTATTTCTTTAATTAAATTGTCATATTTGTTGAATATATCAAATGAAACCCATTTTGTTGGTCTGTCACCACGCAATGGTTTTAATTGTTCAATAATATCCGGTGTGGAAAATACAACAATAGGATTTTCTAATTGAGCCATATGAGAGAAACGTTCAATGTATGTGTATGTTGTTCTCTGTAAGTAGTGTGGAAGTCCTTTATCTGGTGTCCAATCACCTCGACCAATATCATAAAAAGCAGTAACGATGGTAATCATTATATTGTCCTAATTGTAATTAATTCTTCAACACCATACTTATCATGGTAAAATTTCTTTAGAGCGGGGTCTCGGTCATACTGGTGGACAATATAGTATGGTTCTCCTGTTTCAACACAATATACCTGACCATTAAATTCTGGTGGTTTTTCTGTAATGAAAGGTGCAAAATGATCCTTTTCAACGGGTTTATTTGTTACATGTAGATTGCAACAAAAACCATCATTTAGACCAGTGATGTATGTTAAATCAATATATGGAGACCAACCCATCAAAACATTATATGCGGCTTGGTCAGCAACCCAATCCGCTCTGTTTAAAGAAAGTTGATACAGCATGCCACACAAATCACAAATGAGATGTGCTCTGCCAGCTAATGTGCCAACATTCAAGACCTCATAATCTTTAATTTGTTCATAGAAATATGGACCAAAACATTTCAAAATATTATCACGGTTCCAATGTTCATCTTTAATTCTGATACATTCAGAAACAGCAACTAAATCATAAACAGAATTATCTGCAAGAACATGTGACAAATATTCCATAGGATCAAGTTGAAAGATTACATCACGAACATCTGTGCTAACAACAAAACGATATTCATCCATATGTTTCTTCAAATAATCATAGATGTGTATAAAACGTTCCATATGAAACATTGCGCCAGACATAGATTGTGCTGATATGGCTGTAAATCCTGCTTTTGTGATTTTATCAATTGTTTCTGGCGAGGCATCAATAGCAATTAAAACTTTGTCGCCTTTGAAACCACATTCATTGATGGATTCAATCCATGGTTTCACTTGTTCGTAATTGTAGTTCTTAAATGCACCTATGATTAGGTCTTTTTTGTCCATGGTAAATCTCCATTATATTTCTTACTCATTGCTTCATTTCCTTGCAGGAAGAATTCAGACTGCACAGATAATTGTGTATTACCTGTTCGATAGTTTAGTGTATATTCACCGTTTGTGTCAAACTTCAAATTGTTGTTTCTCAATACATGAGTCAACATTCTATCAACCTCTGGAACTCCAGGTTCTCTGGCTTTACGATACCAAATAGGACTTAATTGTATTGCAAGTAGTTTTGGTAAAAAGAAACAACCAACATCAACAAAGAAATCACCAATACAGGATTCCCATTTACCCAAAGATTCACAATCATCGTTACAAACATAATTGTTATCTTTGTCAACAATCTTACGTAGTGAAAATGCCCAATCATTAGGTTTCTGCATTACTGCGACCAAAGATTCTATGTGGTTCGGATCAAAGTAGTTATCTTCATCCAAGAAACAAACCAGGTCACCTTTTGCAAGATAGACTGATGCACCATAGATTCGGTGTCCGTTGAACCGGTCGAGTCCTGTTGGGTATGGGAGGTCTATTAAATCGATATGTGGATACTCACGGGCAATAACACGCCCCTTTGGTTGGCCATCTACCACTACCAAATGTTGTATGTTATCGTAAGTTTGGTTTTTTACCGATTCAATTGCTTGACGCAAGTATGAAGCACCCGTTGTGGGTGTAATCACAGTCACCATTGGTTTCATAATTTATCATCCTCTAGTTAATTTCAGAATTTCCTCAATTTGTTTTTCTATTACAGGTTTTCTATTTGGCCAGTAAATATATTCTTTATCACCTGTGCTATGTAGTTTCTTCAGGAAAGGAACTATCATTTTTTCCAATTGAAGCATTTTGGCTTTGTATTCTTCAGCAGTAATTTCTGAAGCATAGTCTTCCGCTTTGACTACTGCTTCGTTTATTTTATTTTTGTATTCTTGTTCTGATACGGCAGAAAAACCAAAATCATTATCGTGGTCTTGGTATTCCCTTAAAATTTTATCAAAGTCTGTTAATGCCATAATTATTTGTAAGAGTAGTCACACATCATACGGGTAGGATAACCATCGCCACCTTGTGTATCACGTATGTTTAATTTAAGAATGTAATGACCTGTTTCTATTTCCATGTCAATACGTTTACCTGTTCCTGATTTACCACCATAATACACATTACAGGATTTTGGTGTTGCAGCTTCTGTCATATAAGTTTTATCAATTTCATATACTTCAGTTTTGCCAGTTAATTTATGAACAATTGTATAACCATGTCCAATGCCAGAAATTAAAAAATTTTTCAATTGACTTTTTTGTGATGCAGACATGGTTTTCCAAACATCTTCAACATAACCTTTTTTCAAATTACCATTATAGATATCGCAAAACAATGCATCATTAATATTAAAC